CTTTGAGACCACTCCGACCTTTCGGCCGAGACTCCTCATGACACTTGACGCATGTCATCAGCGCGTAAAGAGATTTGCTCCCCATTACGAGTGAGTTCTTTTTGGTTTGGAAGAAGTTCCAACCACTGTTTGATGTGCACAATAGTCATCGATGGATACCGCACCTAAGACCCTAGCGACTTTGAGGAATCTATCCAATGAATCTTGCGAGTGCAATGTTCTCTGCGTTAACGCAGAGGCATCGCTCTCCTTGAAATCAGGGATCAGAGGAATCTCAGTCTCCGCTTCGGTCAAGATGCGAAAGATCTCGTCAACCGGCATGGAAAGAGTATGCTCGAGAAGGAAAACTCCGACTCCCTCCCCACGTCCCAAGGGTAACATCCTGATTGCAACTTGAAGAGTCTTTACAAATTCACGGTAATCTTTCGACCACTCGTCGAAGGCGGTTGCCCTCTGCTCTTTGAAGACTTGCTGTAGAACGTATTCTACAGACACGCTGGTCTCTAAAGTGAGCCAGCGCTCAAATTCTTTCAGTTGTGCCCGGCCCTCGAGGAACTGTTTATAAAGGCGATCCGCCGCTTCGCGGAGAATCACCAATATAAGGTCCTCCTGGGTTTTTCCATACACCTCAGTAGCTAAAGCTGCAATTGGTTTACTCCACAAACTCATCTTTCGCGTTATACACGCCAAGAAAGTATTAATGGAGACTTCTTTGATCCCGAGGCCACTCAACCGAGTGACTCCGGGACAGAAAAGTACCGATGTGGCCCAGCTCACATAGGGGTGCACCTTCCCTACCCGCAGGTCAGCGATACAATCGCGATAACCTGCTGGGGTAAGAAGGAGCCTTAATAGTCCGGACAACCAATTATTTCCTTGCAGCCCAATCCACCCTCGCCGAACCGCTCTAAGAGCCAATTCTAAGCGCTGGGGTAACGAGCTTATTCCTAACTCTTCCCTGAAGGAAAGAGGAGAGATATTAGTCTCTGCAACATATGATTGATTTGCGAAGTTGAACATCCCTTTTTGGGAGATAAAACTTTTAGCTAAACCAACTTTTATGCCAAAGGACGCTAGGATATGTTGGTATGCATAGGCAACGTTTCCGTCAGCTATGACCACGTCATCGCCAAGGACTAGATACGCCAGGTACCAGGCATCACGATGTCCACATATGTGGGCAGCGTATTGCACAAGTAGATGGTGACAAAGAGCCATTGACGCCCACGACGAAAGAGCCCCCATGGGCTGTCCCGTAGTGTAGCGAACAAACTCATCGCAAACAATAGGCTCAAAGAATCCCTGGTGGAGACCCTTCGAAACTATCGCCGAAAGGCGATTCGGCCACGTGTTCTTATTTCTAAGTTCACGAGGTTTGAGAAAGTCTCGCTCAACGAGGAGTTCGGACCAAAGTATTGTCAGATCCCTGCCGAGAATAGGGGTAAGAAGGATAGTATAAAGTCCCATTGGAATGGTGTCTGTCGCAGCCTTCAGATCCAGGGAGTAAATCTCCTTGTAACCTGACTCTGCGAACGCTTTTACTTTTCCCTCCTGATCAAAAGTTGCATCAGTTGGGATCCGTCTAAGCAAGGAAAACATCCATTGATGGACTGGTTTGAGGACCAGTTGGGTCCAATAATCTACTATGGCTACCACTCGAACTTTACCTGCGGCTTCATACAGAGCGTGTAAACGCCCGAGCACTATATCAGATAATTTGCATACTACCCACTTCTGGATAGTACCATCTTTTCTATATACAGGCTTGGATGCATGAAACCCGGTCATTTCGAGTAATGGCACCATCTTTCCGATTTCTCGGAACTTTCGGCAGAGAGCCTTTTGACCAGTGAGCTCGAGCCACTCCCGGATTAAGTTTCTTGGGACCCGGGTCCATGCAAAAGCATCGATTCCGGATCCTAGAACCGAATTCGGGTGATTGGGTCCAGCTTT